ACACCGCATCGCAAGTTGCAATTATTTCTAATTGGACTGCAACGGCAGGACAGTTTCAGTTACGTAGAACCGCTGCTAACCGTCTTGAGTTTGTATATAACTTAAACGGCACTACATTTACAACAACAGGGGACAATGGTTTTATTCTCCCTAACAGATGGACTCATGTATGTGCAAGACGAAACTCCACAATCTTGACTGTTTCTATTAATGGTGTGCAAAGCTCCGCCGTTAATATAGGCACTAACGGTATTGCAAACACAGGGCAAGTTATTCGTGTTGGCGTTGAGGGAGCGACAGCTAATCCGTTTTTAGGTTTTATTTCTAACGCACGAATCGTAGTAGGTACGGCCATATACCCAACTAGCGCTTTTAACGTACCGATGATATTGGACCCCGCTGTATCCGGTACGCAGTATCTAACTTGCGCTTCCGATTTGTTTAGAGATTTAAGCGCAAATAATTTTACTGTTACCAGAGCAGGAACGTTCCCTGTTATCCCACAAATCAGCACATTTACGCCTTACGGTGGGCAGTCGCCTTTAACATCTGCTCCAGCATTAGGTAGAGGCTCTGCGGGTATATACCGCAGCTCTGATATGGCGACATACTCAGTTAATCGTTCAATCTCTGCATACGATCCGTATTTCAACCAAGTTCGCACACTGCTGCACGGGTCAGGTTGGAACGGTACGTCTAACCGAGGCTATGGCGCGGCACAAAATTATTCTTCTACCGCCGCCACCAGTACATCATCATCGATCTCAGGCAGTAACCTTCTAACAATCGGCGGGACAGTAACTGGTACATATAGTATTGGTACGACTGTAACAGGTGCGGGCGTTAAAGATGGGGCAGTTATTGTTGGGTATGGTACGGGCACTGGCGGTGCGGGTACGTATCAGCTTTCCGGTGCATACACCACAGTTTCATCCATTGCAATCAACGGCGATGGTGGTGGATACGTTACTACTGCTACAGGTAATCTTGCACAAGGATCGTTTACACCTTTTGGTTCGGCAGGTTGGGGCTACCTTAACGACAATACTACAAACTCGTATGTGCAAACAGGCGCATCTGCTAATTTATCTTTTGGTACGGGCGATTTTACAATTGAGTATTGGATAATGTTCCCTGTTGTTACCGCATCTAAGTACACAATTGATATGCGTTCAGGCGGCAGTAACTCAACCCCAAGTTTTCTTGTTAACGCATCAAGAATTATTGAGTTGAATGGTGGTTTTAGCTCTACACTAACACCTGTTAGATACCGTTGGTATCACATGGCGTTTGTTCGTTCTGGTGGAACTAGACGTTGGTACGTAGACGGAGTGCAGACTAACTCTGGTGCGGATTCAACAAATTACACTTTTGCAACCCCATTTGTGCGTTTTGCTACTAACGCAGATACAGTCGCAACATCACAATGGACTAACATTGCGTTTTCAAATGTACGTATTATTAAAGGTCAAGGACTGTATACGGGCGGCTTCACCCCTTCTAAGTTTCCGTTAACAAACAATACGGTAGGCTCTACCGGAGCAGGAGCCGCTAAAAAAATTACAGGCACTGTTGCACTACTTACGTTCCAAGATGCCCGTTTTAAAGACAACAGCGGTAATAATTTATCTGTATCACCGCTAGGCAACACCAATACGGCTAGAGCCATAATAATTAACTACGCGCCTCTTTATCCTACAAAACCGTTTTCGCCCGGCAGTGGAGGAGGTTCAATATACTTCCCCGGCGGAACAAGTTATTTAACGGTTGCAGGTGCTGACACCAACTGTGCGTTTGGTACGGGAGACTTTACTATCGAGTGCTGGATATACCCAACGTCTATTGCGGCTGTGCAGTTGTTCTTTGACACTATGGGCGGCACAACAACAGGCCGTTTAACGTTGCAGTACGAAACAAATCAATCTGTCTCAGTTACTTACAACGCAGGCGTTAACTTCCTTACATCGACCGCTGGTACAGCACCGCTATATGCGTGGACGCATGTGTATCTTGGACGTGTTAGTGGTGTGAGCTATTTGTTTATAAACGGTGTACAGCAGAGCACTACCGCAACTAACCCAACGTTTATTTGTAATGCCAACAGACCTGTGCTCGGCACCAACGGTTCTTCTCTTGGTTCTAACTCATTCACAGGGTATGTTTCAGGTTTACGTATAACTAGAGTAAGTTTGGGAACCACGACTGTTCCAACAACACCACCGCAAATGGTTGAGTACACAGCATTGTTAATGAATGGCGCAGATGGGGCGGTTGATGATTCTGCTGGAAGCAACAACTACCAGATGGCAGGATCAGCAAATCTTTCTTCTGTTACACAAGGAATTCCTTTAACCACCACAAACGCCGTTATGGTGTTTAACGGCACAACAGATTATTTGCAAGCATCTAACCCAGAAGTATTCACCCCGATTGGGAATTACACAGTTGAGGCGTGGATTTATTCAACTTCTTTTGCAACGGCACAAACAATTTTTCAGGTGAACGGGAATAACAACACATATGCGGGGTGTAGACTTGACATCACTACAAGCGGAACACTGCAGCTATTAGTGTCGCTTAATGGCACAAGTCACGCAATTAACGCTACAAGTACCCTTACAATAGCCACAAGTACATGGACACACATTGCAGTAGTTAGATCAGGCGGAAACATTTATGTTTTTGCAGACGGGCGTTTATACATAACAGGTGCAACAAACGCATTAAATGCGTTAATGACTGCGTCACTTACAAGAATTGGCGCTTTGTTTGGGGGTAACGGAACCGTAACAAGTCAGTACTTTGTAGGGCGTATGGCAGATATTCGCGTTACACAAGAAGCAAGGTATACGTCTCCGGGCTTTACACTCCCGAATTCTCCATTTCAAGATATGTAGAGGATAACTATGATCGACCCGATGACAATAGGGTTAGCCATACAAGGTGTACGGCTAGTCGTTAGTGCAGTTAAGTCTGCTGCCGATGAAGCAAAAGAAGCTGTTGATAGTATACAAGAGTGCGTTGACTCAGGGAAGAAACTAGGTCAGTCACTTTCACCCGTGAAGAAGTTTTTCAGGGCGGCAAGTAAGTACGAAGAAAACAGATCGCAGTTAGAAGATGCAAAGAAAGCGCAAGACGAAGCAATAGCAAACGGTGAACCAGTAGCAGACCCCATCTCAGACGCTGAGTATGTGATGGACATGATGGCAGCAGATAGAGAGATTAAGCAGTACTACGATCAGATCAAGCACATTATGATCTACCACTTCGATGAGAGTGGCATGTGGGATGAGTTCTGGCAGCGTTTAAGTAAACTGCGCCGAGAACGTGAAGCTAAAGCAGAAGATGCACGACGTGCAGCAACAGAAGCAAGATTAGCAATAGCCGCAGAGAAAATGCGCAAGAAAAGAGCTATCGCTAAGACTATGAACATAGTCTACAACTGTTTAGGGGGTTTTGTAATCACCGCAATTATTGCGGGGTTTGCATGGTTTATTCACTGGATGTTTCAACAAGGGGGCAGATAATGCTTACATTAATATCAACAACACTATCGTTCTTAATGGGCGGCTTGCCTAAACTGCTGGCATTCTTTCAAGACAGGCAAGATAAGAAGCACGAAATTCTTTTAGCTCAGATGCAGATGGAGCAACAGATGAAGATGCAGATGGCTGGCTTTGCTTCACAGGAGAAAATAGAAGCTATCCATACTGAGCAGATTCAAATCCAAGCTAATGTGCAAGAACGCCAAGCGTTATACCAGCATGATATCGAAATAGGCAAAGGCGCATCCCAGTGGGTAATTAATTTACGGTCATCAGTACGTCCAGTAGTTACGTACCTGTTTGTTATTTTGCTAATGATTGTCGATATCTCAGGTATTGTTTGGGCGTGGTCTAGTGGATTGGACTTCTACAAAGCTATGCAATACATATTTGACCAAGACGAGATGCAGATTTTAGTTTCTATTATTGCATTTTGGTTTGGTACTCAGGCGTTTAGTAAAAAATGAACATATCAGATCGTTGCTTGTTAGCAATTAAGCATCATGAAGGGGTACGGACTAAGCCGTACCTCGATCATATCCTGCTTTGGACAACTGGGGTAGGGCATTTAATTGCTCCACCAGAGCATATGAAAATGAAGTTGGAAGAACGCAAGGCTGCTAGAGCTGCGGGGCTATTGACATGCCCGCCAGAGTGGAATAGGACTTTGACAATGGAGGAAGTCGATGAGATACTCAGGAGTGATATTCGACGTTTTGAGTCAGGCGTATCTCGTTTTTGCCCTCGTGGTCTTAATCAAGGCAGGTTTGACGCTTTGGTCAGCTTTTCTTTCAACTGCGGTCTCGGAGCCTTGCAGCGTTCAAGCATCAGAATGCGCCACAACCGAGAAGAGTATGAAGATGCAGCAGACGCTATCTTGCTGTACAACAAAGCAAGCGGCATTGTAAGCAAGGGTTTGACACGCCGCCGAAACGAAGAACGTGCAATGTATCTATCTAAAGGTTAATTATGCCAAGTACATACTCCCCCGACCTACGCATCGAGTTGATGGCGAATGGTGAAAAATCCGGTACATGGGGTTCCATCACTAACAGCAACTTAGGCACTATACTTGAAGATGCTGTTGCAGGTTTAGCAAACGTCTCGTTGGTTAGTACAAGCCAAGCATTAACTGTATTCGATGGTGTAGCCGACGAAGCTCGTAACGCTGCAGTTAGGGTAACTAGTTCTTTATCAAGCGCAGTAAGTTTATTTGTCCCCCCAGTTACTAAGCTATACGTATTCATTAACGCTACTAACACTGGTGGCCCCGGAACAACTGTAACTGTTTATGCTAGTACAGTAGCAGGTAATACAACAGCGGCAGGTACAGGTATCCCGGTTCCGGCAGGTGCAACAGTGCTTTTGCGTTGTGATGGCGTTAATGTTGTTGAACAGCTTAATACAATTGTTGGCGACTTGACTGTATTTGGTGCTTTGGTCACGTCAGGTTCTCCAACTTTTGATGGTAACTTAACTGTCCAAAACTCAGCGTTCTTAGGCGGCTCACAAACTGCGACAATTAGCGTTGCTAACCCTTCGGTTATTACAGTAGCTGTTTCTCCTGTTACGGGGGCGGCAGTGATGTTTACCACTACAGGCACACTACCTACAGGTTTAACAGTAGGCACAACGTATTACGCCTCCAAGATTAACGCAACTACGTTTAACGTATCAACGTCACCTACGCTATCTCCGTTGGTTGAAGTTACTGCGTCGGGTGCTGGTACGCATACAGTAAGCAATATGTCATTGGCAGTAACGCCCCCTGCCGCATCAAATAACACACAGCTTGCAACAACATCGTTTGTTAAATCACAAGTAGCTAACGCGCCTTCAGCAGCAACGCTGGCTTCAACAAACTGGGTAGTTAGCGAGACGTTTGCTAATCAAACAGCAACTATGACTATTGCATCGCCAGCAGTGGTTACAGTCGCTGCAGCACCAGCATTAGGAACAGCCGTAGCATTCTCAACCACCGGTGCATTACCAACAGGAGTAACAGCAAACACTGCGTATTATGTGTTTAACCGAACCGCAACCACTTATAACCTAGCAACCACGCCGGGGCAGTATCAAACCGCAACTATAAGTATTGGCTCACCTGCAGTTATAACAGTTGGTACAGCACCTAATAACGGCGACGTAGTTTCGTTTTCTACCACCAGCGCGTTACCTACTGGCATAGTTGCAGGTACTAACTACTATGTGATAAACAGAACGGCTACAACATTTAATATATCTGCAACATCGGGCGGCGCTGCAATTAACACTTCTGGCTCTCAATCCGGTGTACAAACAGCTACATGGAGAACTTTAGTTAATACAACTGGTGTTCAATCTGGTGTACAAACCGAAACCACATCTAGGTTACTTTTTGCTTTTAGAACAGCAAATAAAATGTCGCTTGATCTTGGTGGTAATTTAGTAACTGTAGGCAATATGACTGCATACGGATCGATATAATTATGCCGCTTATACCCTTTTATGACCCGTTATCGTTTCAAGATATAGCTTCGATTTTTACGCAGCCTATAACAACCGTAACGATTGCACGTTATTACCGTGGCGGTACTATAGTTAGCGACAATCTTGCTAACCAACAAGTACCTAAAACAGGTGCAATATCAGTCAGCGATTTTTACGGCGACGCTAGAGGTCGGGTATTTGTAGATTTAGTTATTTCATCCAACACGTATAATTTTGACGTATACGCTAACAGAAAAAATGCTTATGTACCGGGACTTACTGATATAAGTGTGCTAGTTAACCCCGGCGTGTATGTAGGTGGCAACGTTGCGGGCGTTCCTTCCATGTCTGTTCCAAGTTCTTTTATGGGCGCGGTGGTCAAGGCGGTAACGGCGTTCAACTTCCCGGTGCTCCGGGCGCTATTGGCGATACAGGACTGTTTGTAAACAGCCCAACTACTGTTTTTAATTACGGTGAAATATCTGGTGGCGGTGGTGGCGGCGGTGGCGGCGCATTATATATACCGTTTAAAGGTCCACAATTTTCCGGTGGCGGCGGTGGCGGCGGGGCGGGTTTTAACGGGGGTACCAGTAACGGTAATGGAGGCACTGGTTCTCTCAATGCGGGTGGAGCTGGTGGTCCGGGGTCAGTTGAAAATTACGGTTCTCCCGGCGGAGCAAGAGGTGCTGCGGGGACTCCGGGCGGACCCATTTCAGGCGCTAATCCGGGACCCGGTGGGGTTGGTGGCGCAGGTGGCTACTCTGTTATTGGAAGTGCGTTTATAAATTTTGCTGTCACTGGCACTCGTACAGGACCAGTTGGTTAATTGGAGATAATATGGCACTACTAAAAATGAAAGTTGTTCGCTTTGAAGAAGAAAGTAAATCTTTGATTGTTGCTTTTGCTTCTGATGAGACGGCTTCTAGCGATCCAGAAAATTACGCTGCGCTTGCATATCAGCCTATAAATATGTGGCCCGGTGTGACTAGTGCAGAACAACTAAAAAAGAATATTGCTATTACTGGCATTAGCCATACAACGCAACAAGCATTGCGAGAAAATAACCCAGCTTCAGAAGAGCTAGTTACAGAGTTTAAATCTTGGGTAGGACAAACGTTTACGTTTGACACAAATGACTTAAGTGTACCTGCCCTGCCAGAAACCCCATTTCATACAATATAACTTATGACACAAAAACCATGCGCGTGTTTTGGTTTTGTATTACTTCAAAACACATACCCAAAAGATAGTGTCTACGAAGTACAAACTTCGTCGGATAGCAATACCACGCTTTTTTTAACTAAAGGGCACATGCTATTTAGAGATAAACAAACTAAAGAAATATTGAACGAGCATTTCCCCGGAGAGTTTGGTTCAGAGTGGGAAACCAATTTAACGGAAGCAGTGGCGGTAGAAGAGTCAGTATTATTTTGCCTAACCGCAAAATTAAATCGTGGTTACATACCAGAAACCATGCCTGTTGTTTTGGAGGCTGGTGAAACATATTATTTCGAAGCGGGCGTTAAATTTTTCTTATGCCAAGGCACAGTTATAGTTAGCGCCACCGACTTTACAGGTCCGCACCAAATAGCGCTTAAAAGTGCAAAAACAATGGAAGCAGTGACAGACGTGTATGGAATTATTATTAAATGAAGTACGCGACTAAGTTAAGTTTGAATATCGACACATCTTCGCTTAGAGAAGAGGACTTAACACGTCACCAAATGTATTTTCGCCCACAGAAATACTCACGCAATCATACAGGCTTTCCTGTACCGTCTTTTACCCTCGGTATAGATAACGGCGACGAGTTTATTGACCAGCTACCAACCGCGTTGCTTGCGCTTGAGCGCCCTTCTGTTTTTGTTTTAGAACTACCCGCTGTTAGCTACCCATCACCTACATTACCTGCGCATGTAGATTTAAACAGAACATGCGGAATCAATGTGTACTTAGAAGCTAATGGCGAAGTTACTAATTTTTATACATGGGATCAAGAAACAAAGACAGCAACGTTTGATGAGCATTTTTGTTCTGATGTGGGTGAAGCATGGCTAATGAATACGACAGTGCCACACGAAGTTAAGATGATTACAATGAAGCGCCGTAGAGCATTGACGTTTTCGTTCACAAAAGCAAAATATGAAGAAGTGTTAGGGGCACTATGATTAATGTGTACGACGACGTGTTTGATTTTGCTTATCGGCAAGACATATACGCTTTTGTAACTAAATCACTGTTTCAAATAGGTTGGGCTGATGGCAGTATTATAGAGAACAAAAAACACATGTTCTTACACTCAGCATATTCAGAAGCAGATTTAAATAAGTTGGGGTATTTAGATAAGATAGCAAACAGCCCAGTAGCTAAAGAAACCGAAGGGTACAAGTTAGTACATGCGGTTGTAAATTTATCTACTCCTTCAGATGTTAATTTTGTACATTCGCATCCAGAAGATAAAGTTATTTTGTATTACGTAAATCTGGAATGGAATGATGGGTGGCACGGTGAAACGTTGTTTTACAGTGATAACTTAAAAGATATTGTCTTTGCTAGTCCTTACACTCCCGGACGCATCATCGTGTTTGATGCAAAGATGCCACATACAATTAGGCCGCAGTCGCATATAGCTGCGTTTTACCGCTTTACTTTTGCGTTGGTGTACACAAAGTGCTAATAGTTATAGATAATGTTCTAAGCCAAGAAGAACAAGAAAAACTTAAAGAGCTATTTACTGCAGCTCCTGAAGCTAGGAACATGCGTTGGGTAAGCGGTTCATACAATGACGTGAAGAATAACCCGTCACCAATATCTAGTTTATTAGCATTGGCAAATCGTACGTTTGATGTATCTACTATGTGCGGTGCAGAGATGTGGGCGCATTATGGTACTAGGCCAGAAGTACATGTAGATAAAGATGAAGCTTTATATAAAGCAAAAGGTGAACTTCGTTATCCTATTTGCAGTATCGTGTATTACGCTGAAGTGAAAGATTTATCAGGTGGTGTGTTTGCAACAGATTCAATTAGTGTAGCCCCAAAAAGTAATAGGGCGATTATATTTGCTCCGGGTATCACGCACGGTGTAGAGCCGTATGAAGGGACACGTTTATCAGTTGCGGTAAATCCGTGGGCAACTAAACCAATGGGGTACTAATGTTTTTTCCTATTCCACCATGTAACTTTGCAGGCAAATCTCTTACCGCATACTGGGAAGATTTTCTAACAGAAGAAGATATACAAACACTACTTAGCCAGCCCGGTTGGGATAAAACTGAAGAAGGTTGCGTGGGCAGTAAAACGGAAGGCCACGTGGTAGATTTTGATGTTCGTAGAACCAAAGTTGGTTGGCTAGAACCCACCCCTGAAACATACATGGTATGGAGCAAAATTGCTGACGTAGTTGCTGAAGTTAATCGCCAGTTTTTTCATTTTGATTTAACTGGGTGTTATGAGCCTATGCAGCTAGGACGGTATACAGCAGAAGAACAATCGCATTATTCGTGGCATACCGATGCAAGTTTTAGTGATCGCGGTGCACCACGAAAATTATCAATGGCACTATTGTTAACAGACCCATCTGAGTTTGAAGGTGGGGAATTACAGGTTATGTTATCGGATAAAGAAGAAACACTGAAGCTTAAAAAAGGTCGCGCTTGGTTTATGCCTTCGACCTTGCTACATCGCGTAACGCCTGTAACTAAAGGTGTTCGGCAGTCGGCAGTGTTGTGGGTAAGTGGGCCAGCATTTAAATAGGTGCAATATGCCATTACAAAAAATTCAGTTTAAGCCGGGCATCAATCGTGAAGGCACTTCACTTGCTAATGAGGGTGGATGGTTTGACGGCGACAAGGTTCGTTTTCGTTCTGGCTACCCCGAAAAGATTGGTGGATGGACAGCTAATACTTACGCCCGATTCTTAGGCACATGCCGTTCATTATGGAACTGGGTAACGCTTGGGCAATACAACTTGCTTGGTGTTGGTACTAACTTAAAATTCTACATTGAGAATGGCGGTACGTATAACGATATTACGCCGATTAGA